ACGATCCGCTCGGAAGAAAGCCCGGCGAGTTTCTGTGGGGCGATGGCGAATATGGCTACGGCCAGCAACTAGCCGAACTGAAGAAGACCACGCCAGCCAGAACGTGGTCCGCCCTTTACCAGCAGCGGCCTGCTCCAGAAGAGGGCGATTATTTCAAGTCGGATTGGCTAATCGATTGCGATAGGCCCCCATCGCAGGACACGATGCGTGTTTATGGCGGATCGGATTACGCTGTAACGGCCGATGGCGGCGACTACACTGTCCATATTTCGATAGGCGTTGACCCGGAGGGCAACCCGTACTTGCTCGATTTGTGGCGTAAGCAGGCGTCGTCTGACGTTTGGATTGACGCCTTCTGCGACATGGTTCTGCGCTGGAAGCCCTTGGAGTGGGCGGAAGAGACCGGCCAGATCAAAGCATCGCTAGGCCCGTTCATCGATCGCAGGCAGCGGGAGCGAAAGGCTTACGTAAAGCGGACGCAGTTTCCGACGCGGGGTGACAAGTCGATCCGGGCGCAGTCCATTCGCGGCTTGATGGCGGTCCGCGGTCTGCGTGTGAATTACAAATCGCCGTGGTTCGCTGATTTCAGATCGGAACTGCTCAGTTTCCCTGCTGGCAAGCATGACGATCAGGTCGATGCGATTGGCCTGATAGGGCAGCTGCTCGACAAGATCATTGCGGGCTCAAAGCCCAGACCTAACGAAAAACCACAGACGGACCGATGGGAACGCGCATTCAACCGCGCTGATAACGGAAGCACGAATTGGAAAACTCTGTAGTTCCTCAGACCGACGATGAAGGGAAACTAGACGTTTCCGATCTCGTTCGCATGTTTGAGGAATCGGAGGATTCGACATACGAGGCCCGCCGGTTATCCGAACGCGACCGCGACTATGTGGACAACAAGCAACTTACATCCGAGGAAGAGGCGACGCTTGCCAAGCGGGGCCAGCCGCCGGTCATCATCAACCGCATTAAGGGAAAGATAGAGTTTCTTGTCGGGCTAGAGATTGAGCGCCGGATCGACCCGAAAGCATTTCCCCGCACTCCGCAGCACGCGCACGACGCGGACGGCGCAAGCCAAGGACTGAAATACGCGACGGACATTGAGCGCTACGACGCCAAGCGCTCAAGGGTTTGGAAGAACCTTATTGTCGAGGGTGCGGGCGGATATGACGTTCAGGTCAAGCAGTCCTATGGTGGCATCGACGTTTCGATCAAGCGTGTTCCGTGGGATCGCATGTTTTGGGACCCGCATTCTGGCGAACCCGACTTTTCAGATGCAGGCTATCTCGGCGTTGTTACCTGGATGGACTACGCCGATGCCATCAAGATGTACCCCGACAAGAAAGAAGAACTAGACGCCACAATGGGCGAGCAGGGGTCTTTCTCGGATACCTACGACGACAAGCCAAAGTGGCGACTGTGGGCTGACAAGAAGCGCAAGCGGGTTCGTATTTGTCAGATTTGGCTTAAGCGCGGGGGCGACCCTGCAGAGTGGTATTTTGCCGAATACACCAAGGGCGGGATTCTAAAGGCGGGCCCGTCACCCTACCAAACGGACAAGGGCGAGCCGGACGAAGCGCTAGCCTTTGGCTCGGGTTATGTTGATCGCGACAATAACCGCTATGGCATCGTCCGCGAGATGATTTCGCCGCAGGACGAAGTGAACAAGCGCCGTTCCAAGGCGCTGCATTTGCTGACCACGGCGCAGATTTACTACGAAGACGGCGCTGTTGACGATGTGGAGCAGACCCGCCGCGAGGTAGCGCGCGGGGATGGCGCAATCAAAGTTTCCCCCGGCGCATTGCGTGACGGGTCGTTCAAGGTCGAGCGCAACATTGAATTGGCAACCGCACAATTCCAACTTTTGCAGGAGTCGAAGAACGAAATCGACCTTCGTGGCCCGAACGCAACGATGATGGGAGAGAAGGCGCAAGGGTCTTCCTCTGCATCGGGGAGAGCAATTATTGCCAGCCAGCAGGGCGGCATGATGGAGATTGGCGAGCTTCTGGATAACCTACGAGACCTCGATCTGCGGGTGTTTCGCAAGGTCTGGTATCGAATCCGACAGTATTGGACTGCCGAGAAGTGGATTCGCGTTACCGACGATGAGCGGAACGTAAAATGGGTTGTGATGAACGTCCCGTCCGAACAGATGCAGGCGATGGCTGCGCAGAACCCAGAGCTTGCACAGTCTATCTCGGGCTATGTGCAGTCAGTGGCCGAGCTTGAGTGCGATATTATTATTGACGAAGCGCCAGATGCTGTAACCCCAGCCCTTGAGCAGTGGCAGGCGATAGTCGAACTTGAGAAGGCTAAGCCCGGCACGTTCCCAACAGATGTGCTGATCGAAGCGGCCCCGAACCTTCGCAATAAGGACAAGCTGATTGAGCGGCTAAACCAGCCGAACGAACAGGCGGCACAGCAGCAACAGTTGCAGATCGCTGGCGCGACTGCCGAGATTGAGGAAAAGCAGCAGTCAGCGTTCCTCAAGAACGCGCAGGGCCAGAAGGCGCTTGTCGACGCTCGACTTGCCCCGATGAAAGCAGAGCATCAGGCGGAAATGGACGTTGCCGGGATGCAGCAACAGGGCGAGCAGTTTCGAGTAACAACCGCTCAGAAGGCATCGCAGATTAGCCCAGCAGTTTAACTACCCGTCGCCGGGGTTCGGGCGTTTGGGAGCAGTCCCACTAAACATGCGGTGTCGCCAACCTTATGGGCGTCTGTGACCTAGCACAAAAACAGGACGTAAGACGATGGATTCTCTTGACGACATTCTTGCGCAGAAACCGGCAGAAGCCACTTCCTCGCAGGAACAGACCACTGAGGCAGTAAGTCAGGAACAGGCTAACCCGGAAGTAACGCCGGACGCTGATCAGCAAGACACTCAGCAGGACAAGACGCAGAGCCAGAAGATGGTTCCGCACGAAGCCCTGCATGCTGAAAAGCAGAAGGTGAAGCGCTACACCGAGCAGGTTGCTAGCTTTGAAAATCAACTCAAGGCGAACAACGAGACTTGGGAACGCCGGTTTAACCAGATGCTCGAAAAGCTCGGGCCGAAGCAGGAACCGCAACAGTCCCCGGACTGGTACGCAGACCCGCAGGCGGCTTTCAAGCAAGGTCTTGGCGAAGCCATGAACCCGTTCGAGCAGAAGTTCGCAGCACTCGAATTTCAATTAATGCGCATGACCGCAGAACAGCGGTACGGCGCAGATAAGATTCGAGAGTTTGAGGCTTACGCGGAGGAAGCAGCAAGGCGAGGCGACCCTGAGATTCAGGCGCTTTCAGTCGAAATGCGTTCTTCGTCTGACCCCATCGGGGTCGGTCTAAAGTGGTACGAAAAGAAGACGTTTGATCCGGAAGCCGAGCGCGAAAAGATCAGGGCGTCCATTCTTGAAGAGATGAAATCGCAGCAACAGACGCAACAGCCGACGAACGCCACGATGCCGAGCAATCTAGTCGGCGCGCGGAATGTCGGCAGTCGGTCCGGCCCCCAGTGGTCAGGGCCTCCACAGCTGCAGGACATCTTCAAGCGATAACCAACCCGCCCGGAAGGCGGGTTCTTTCATGACTTGAGGGTGTCTGGAAAGGACACCAATGGCTAACACTCGCGTAGCCTCTGGCCTCACTGTCGAACAGTGGGACAGCCAGTTTTTCACCGAATACCTCACCGAGAACCGTTTCGAAGGCGAGATGGGAACGGATGAAAACAAAATCATCCAGGTCAAAGAAAACCTGACCAAGAAGCCCGGCGACCGCGTGAACTTCGCGCTCGTCAACAAGCTGACGAACAACGCTATCACCGGCTCGGCCACCCTCGAAGGAAACGAAGAGGACATGGCTTCGCGCTCCTGCGAGGTCGCGGTCAACAAGCGCCGTAACGGTGTTCGCGTTGCCGAAATCGATGAGCAGTTTTCCGCCATCTCCCTCCGCGAGGCCGGTAAGGCCGTTCTCAAGGATTGGGCGAAGAAGGACACGGAAACCCTGATCATCAAGGCGCTCGGTCGTGTCGGCGGCATTGAGATGAATGCTACCGACATTGCGGCTGGTGCGAACCAGACCGCCCTCGATGCGTGGCTCGTAGATAATGCCGACCGCGTTTATTGGGGCAACAACGCCTACACGGCCAACACCGACTTTTCGGCTGGCCTTGCGACGTTGACCAACGCAACCGCCACTGAGCGTCTGACGGCCGCGAATATCTCGGCCATCAAGTTCAAGGCCATGACGCTTGCCAACCCGCGAATTCGTCCTGTCCGCGAAGAGGCCAACGGCCGTTACTACTACACCATGTACGCCCACCCGCTCGCTTTCCGCGATCTGAAGGCTGACACGGTAATCACGCAGGCGCAGCGCGAAGTCTCCCTTGAGATGGAAAATTCCCGTCTCTTCAAGGGCGGTGATCTTCTCTGGGACGGCGTGATCATCAAGGAAATCCCCGAAATGTACGGGATCAACACGCTCACGAACCTTGGTGACTCTTCGACCTCCACGGTTGTCCCGTGCTTCCTCGCTGGTGCTCAGGCGGTTGGCGTTGCCTATGCCAAGCGTTGGCGTTCGGTCGAGGAAACCTTCGACTACGGCGACAAGAAGGGCATTGCTATCGACTCCATCTATGGCGTCGAGAAGCTGACCTTCGGCTCGGGCGCTTCGGATCGTGACGACCTCAAGGACAACGGTGTTGCGACCTTGTTCGTCTCTGTTTCGGCAACCACGTAAGGAGAACTGAAACATGGCAACTTGGTATGCTAGCGATCCTCGTTCCGGTCAGGTTTGGTCCGACAACACCCCGCAGATTTCGGCGGCTGGCGGGCAGCTCAATTGCGCCATTGGCGTGTTTGAGTTTGCCACCAACCTTCCGGCTGCGGATACGATCCGCTTCTGCAAACTCCCGAAGAACGCGATTGTCGTTGCCGGTTATCTGACCGGCGATGACCTCGATACGGGAACGGAAGAACTCGACATCGACATTGGTTGGGAAGCCAACGGCGTCGATGCCGTAGATACGGATGGCTTCGGCAACATGGGCGTCCTGACGGGCGATACCGTGACCGAGGTGATCCCTGTCGCGAGCATCTTCCGAGGGCTTCAGGGTGTCCTCAATTCCGAGGGCTACAAGAAGTTCAATGCGGAAACGTGGGTGACTGGCCTTATCAACGTGGACTCTGCCGCTACCGGCACGGGCACGCTGTCGGTAAAAATCTTCTACATCGTTCCGTAACAATAGGGCGGGGGCTTCGGTCCCCGCCTTTCTTCTTTTCGAGGTTCTGCATGGCAAAGACGGCACAGGAATTGGTGACGCGGGTGATGCAGAAGCTGACCAATCTCCCGCCCGGTGAAGACCCTTCGGCAGAGGATGATGCTTTCATCACGGGCGCATGGAAGACGATCAACGATGAATTGCGATCTCGCAAGGTGTCTTCGTGGACCTTTGACGCAATCCCGAATGAGGCGTTCGAGTCCATCGCGCAATACGTGAAAGAGCGAGTGTGGGAAGAATACCATGGCGCTCGAGACGGCAATTCCGAGATCGTGGAAGCCGCCTTGCGCGCCGTCAGGCGTGTAACGGCTGCTCGCTACATGGGTAGCATACAGCAGGCCACGTATTACTGATGGTCGCTATTCCTCTCGCGTCCAAAACGGACCCTGCCAAGCGAGACGTAGTAACCCAAGAGAGGCTGGTTAATCTTTACGCCTCGCGTTCTCCGAGTGGAGCGCGTTCGGACTTCTACCTGACCAGAACTCCGGGGATGACGGCTTGGTCTCGCAACTCTTCGGACATTTGCCGTGGTCTGTTCGACGCAGACGGATATGGGATAGGCGTATTTGGGTCCACGCTGTTTCGGTTTAATCACAACGGTGGCTCGACTTCGGTATCTGGCGTTATCTCGGGAACACGCGACGTTCGCTGGTCGCAGAACAACGCATCGCCACGCGAGACGGCTATTGTTACGGGCGGCACGGCCTATCAATACGATGGGTCTGCCTTAACGCCTATCATAGGCGATCTGCCTGCAAACCCGGTTGATACGATTTGCGTGAACGGCATTACGTTGATGCTGTTTGCAGATCGGAGGGTGTTTTATTCTCCGGTCAACGACGCAGATAGCTATAACGCGCTGAATTTCTTCACGGTGCCCGGCACTGGTGAACTCCGGGCCGGAATGGAATTAGGCAACCAGATTATATTCTGGGGGCAGGATGATTTCTATATCTTCCGTCACGTTGCCGACGACGCTGACGATCCGTTCCAGATGGTGCAGGGGGCATCAAAGCCGTTCGGGTGCATCAATACCTTCGCGAACTGCAATGTTGGCGGCCTTGTCTGCTTCGTAGATCAGTACGGTGTCCCTCGCATGTTGGGGCAGGGCTACTTGCCGGAATCGATCGGCACGGAAGGCACGCAGTCTGAGATAGACAAACTGGAGGACAAGTCGGTCATCCGGCTTTGGGGCTACGTAACCGGGGATCGTGGGTTTCTGGTTCTCTGGACGCCGGAGTTTTGCAGGGCTTACGATTTCAAGGAAAAGCGCTGGCACAGCCGGATCAGCTATCAGCGCAATACTTGGCAGGCGAAATACGCCATGCGCTTTGCCGAGCGTGACCTTGTGGCTCCCGATCAATCCGGCGGCGTATTCTTTCTGGACGATAACGCATTCACCGAGGACGGCGGGCATATCGTGTGGGAAGTGGTTTGCCCTCCTATCACTAATTTTCCCGGTGGCGGTTCGATCTTCACGGTTGACCTCGATATTGAGGTTGGCACCGCTTTAGGCGCTCTTGCGGCGGGAGCAGACCAAGAGCCTAGCATCACCATGTCCCTGTCTGTTGATGGCGGGAAGACGTTTAAGACCGGAAGGGTAGCATCGCTTGGCGGTCGTGGTCAGTGGCGTAAGCGCGTGACGTGGAACCGTTGCGGATCGTTCGGGCGGGAGGGTGTGACGTTTCGGTTTTCAGGTTCAGCAGGTGTCCCGAACGCTATCCTGAACCTGTCCGCTGAAATCACGAAGCGGGCAGCCTAATGGCTTTCAAGCCAGTCAAGGTTCCCGACTCCGGTGTCATCAATAACCCGGAAGGGGTGAATGACATTCTGGGCTTCTACAACGACCTGACGCGAGCCATTAACGGCTTGTCGAAGCAAGCGGGTAGTGGGGACTTTGTAAGCCTTTACTATCGGTTCCCGGATAATGGCTCTATCGAGTTCATCAATATACCGTCTGCGCGAAAGGTGCGGAGCGTAACGACAAAGAGTGTATCGGGGTCTTGCACCGTAGAGTTTAGCGTCAACGGAACGCCTCTATCGGGCGGCCCTAACAGCGCTTCAACAACGCAGCAGGTAGTGACACACGACGACGAAATTCCCGCTGGCGCTGATTGGTCTATGGGCGTGAGTGCCAATGCAAACTGTGAGGGACTTTCCGTTACGCTCTGGATTGAGAATGCCTAGCGTTATCATCATTGACGATGCTCCAGCCGTGGCTTCAAAGGTGTTTCTAGGTCACTCTCCATCGGAAGTTTCTAGCGTCAAGACATTCTCAGGTCTGACGCTGGGGAATCCTAGTCCAAGCAGGATTGCGGTCCTGCTCGCGAATGGTTTTAGTTCATCATCTTCCATTACTCTGAATGGATACCCCCTCTCTATGCAGGCAGACTACGGCGGTTCTGCTTCAGCGCTGTGGTCTGGCTCCGTGCCGACCGGGAACACCGGTGTGGATCTTATCGTGACGCTACCAGCCAATGCTTTGTATGTGACCTTGGCGCTCTACGTTCTATACAGGTGCCGATCACTGGTACCCGTAAGCGTAAAACCTACTATGTGGTCTACGCCGAATGGCACGGGGACGTACACTACTTTGGATAATCTAACCGGAATCCCGCGTGGCTCCGGTTTGGTTTCTGCGGCGTTCCCGATGCAAAACAACTACACAATGGCGCTGTCTTCACCGAATATAAGTAGCGACGGTCAAGTCGCCCACACTATTCTTGGTGGTTATATGGACTCAGGACATGGTGTCGCGACAGCCTCCACAGAAGCGGTGACTTATTCAGTGACGAAGTCAATCAATGGCTTTGCCTACATTGTAGCAGCAGCCTTCCGCTGATCTGACCACAACGATCTTTCTACCGAACGTCGCTGGAGCAATCCGGCGCGAAAGGACTTGCCTATGGGGTTTTTGGATAAACTTTTTGGCATCGATGACGCGAAGAACGCGATCAGCAACGCCGCAAATCAGAACCGCGTGGAGTCCAACGCTGCTTGGCAGGACGCGCAGGGCATCCAGCAGCCGTTCTTGACGCAGGGCCAGCAGTCCTATGGCCTTCTCAATAATTTTTTGGGCGTGAACGGTCAGGGCGCGCAACAGCAAGCCTATGACGGATACCTTGCAGGACCTGACGTACAGGCGCGGCTTAAGTCCGGCATCAACGCAATCGACAATAGTTATGCGGCTCGAAGCGGAGGCGTTCCTACTGGCGGGCTTCTCAAAGCGATTACTCGCTACGGTGTCGATACAGCAACGCAAGACTTGAACTCGTATCTCGGTCGCCTCGCTGCGTCTGGCACGATGGGTCAGAGCGCAGCAAACTCGTTGACTGGCGCTCGCTACAACTCGGCTGGCTTAACGACCGGCGCTAATACGGCGGAAGGCAACGGCTTGGCCAATGCTTCGCTGGCTGGCGGGTCGATCCTCGGCAATCTGATTTCGGGTGCGTTCGGCCTTGCAGGGTCGAGCGGCTGGAATCCGTTCGGCTCAAGCGGCGGCAATTCGTTGAACGGAACGATGCGTTCTTCTGATCCTTGGAACGGGCTACGCTAATGGCAGGACAGGGCGTTCTCTGGCAGTTGGTGAGCGGCTTCGATCCGCTCGGCGCGTATAATCGCGGCCAGCAGCAGTTCACGCAACAGCAGAACATTCTCCAGCAACTGGCCGGTCAGGAGCAGGATCGCACGCTGCGTCGTGAAGAAACGGTTCGCAATCAACAAAATCAGGATAGGCAGTTCGGCTTTCAGCAGTCGCAGGCGGAACGGCAAGCGCAGCAGTGGCAGCAGTCGCACGCTTTACAGCGTGCACAGTTCGCGCGCGGTGAAATTCCGGCTGGCTTTGAGCGTGATCCGCAGAATCCGAATGCACTCCGCCCGCGTCCGGGTGGACCGCAAGACCCGGCATATATCAGCGCCGCGACCAACGCGAAGCCGAACAGGATTCCATTCGGCGTGCAGAACGCGGAGGCAGAAGACCTGTCTGCCCTTCAAGGTCTCAATACAATCAATAGCGAGCTGCAGCATTTCGACAAGCTAATTGCTGATGGCAAGCTCAAGCTCGGGCCTCTGATAAACTTTAATGCGATAGGACGAAACCTGCTTGGCACCTCTGACGAAAACTCAAGGAATTTCGCTAGCTTTAGTGCAACGCTGGAGCGCCTCCGCAATGAAAGCCTTCGCCTCAATAAGGGCGTGCAGACGGAGGGCGACTCTCAACGCGCATGGAATGAACTCGTAGCGAACAAAAATGATCCGCAAGTCGTTCGGCAGCGTCTTGCCGAAATTCAACGGCTGAACCAGCGCGCGGCTGATTTCAAGAAAAACATGATTGTTCAGCGTCGAGATGACAACCGCTTGCAGCCTTTGAATTTTGACCGCGTGCTGACACCGCAGACTAGTGCGCCTGATCCATTAGAAGCAGAAATGCGGCGTAGGGGTCTGCTGAAGTGAACGACTTCACCAAGCTCTCCAATGAAGAACTTACGGCTCTATATCAGCAAAGCCAAAATAACAAAGGAACTGTGACTGTCCGTCCGACTTCAGCGTCAGACTTCACAAAGATGAGCAATGAAGAATTGCTTTCTGCTTATAGGCAGCGTCAGCCGCAGGCTCAACCACAGCCACAGCAAGCGCCTAAGCAAGCCAATCCTGCCATCCAGCAACACTCTAAGGATGGATCAGAGCGCGTCATTGAGAATGTAATGCGCAGCAGCCCGTTGACCGCAGCGCTTTCTTACATTCTTCCGCCTGAAATGATCGCCCAAGGCATGACTGGCGGATTTGGCGATGAGGCCATGGCGCTGATTAAGTCCACGCTGGGGCAGGGAGCGTATGATGAAGTTCTGGCTGGATACAATCAAAGGCTGAATAAGACGCGCGATGAAAGCCCTATTGCGTCGGCAGCAGGTGAGGTGACGGGGGCGCTGTTGACTGCGCCTGCTACTCCGGCAATTCGAGCGTTTCAGGGTGCGAACGTAGCTTCGCGCGCTGCCAATGCGGGGATCACGGGTGGCCTATATGGCGGTCTGTACGGTGCAGGCTCGGCTAACCCCGGCGTGGAGAACAGGGTCAGCGGCGCTATCAATGGCGGCGTAATCGGCGCTCTAACAGGCTTGATTGGTGCGCCTCTCGTTGAGGGGGTTGTGGCAGGCACTAACGCGCTTGCCCGTCCATTCCGTGGGATGCTCAATCCAGAGATCGAAGCGCAGCGCAGAGTAGCAACAGCGATTGCGGCTGACAATCCGAACATTCAGAACCCGACTCAGGCAGCGGCCAATACGATTGAAGCGGCGAACGCTCAAAACATTCCTATGGTCGTTGCTGATGCTGGCGGCGACACAACGCGATCGCTCGCACGTTCAGCGGCTAACACTTCTCCGGCTGCTCGGACTGCGCTCAATAACTCGGTAAATGATCGCTTTGAAACGCAAGGCGACCGCATATCGGATACGGTGCGAGCTATCGTTGGTGGCAACCCCGATGCTCCCGCCTCCCGTGAGCAACTGCTAAACGCCGCAAGAGGCGTCAACAGACCTGCTTATCAGCGAGCATACGCCGAAGGGCAAAACGTCTGGGATGAAGCGCTTGAGCAATTGGCCCAAGCCCCTGATATGCAAACTGCCATTAGGGCAGCGACTATTCGCGGGAACAATCAGGCGGCTGTTAACGGTTTCGAGCAGGTACGCAACCCGTTTGTATTTGGTCCGAATGGGCAAGTCTCTCTGCGAGTAAATGCTGACGGGTCGTTCGCCACGCCAAACCTGCAATTTTGGGATTCGGTCAAGCAGAACCTCGACAAGATCAATACGCGGGAGTCGCAATTCCTGGCTCGCACTCTTCGCGATCATCTTGATACGATAGTGCCGTCTTATCGAACGGCAAGGGCTGGCGCTGCCGCTGCATTTGGTGCTCAGGATGCGCTTGAGGCTGGACAGAACTTCGCCTCAGCCGCGATGCCAATTAAGGAAGCGAGAATAGCCTACCAACGATTGAATAATGCTGAGCGTGAATTATTTGCACAGGGCTTCGCATCAGATCTCCTGGATAGGATTGCCAAAGCCGGTGATCGCAGGAACGTAATCAACTCGATCTTTCAGAGTGCTGATGCTCGGCAGCGCTTGCAACTAGCGCTAGGCCCTCAGGGAGCCGCGCGCCTCGAGGCAGCCGCTCGCGTCGAAAATATTATGGACATGCTGCGCTCGGCGGTTCAGGGAAACTCGTCGACCGCGCGTCAGTTGGCAGAGCTTGGGCTTGCTGGCGCTTCTAACCCGCTAGGAGCGGGTGTTCTGGGCGCGGGAACCGGGTTCATGACCGGCGACTGGAGATATGGCGGGCTTACGTTCGCAGCGCTTTTATCTCGCCGAGTTGCTGGACGTATCGATGAGCGCGTTGCTACTCGCGTTGGCGAAATGCTCGCCTCGAATGATCCGCAAGTCCTCAGAAATGCGTACAACATTATCGCGCGCAATCGAGGGATGATGGAAGCCGTCCGCCGCGCCGAGAATGATCTCTTCCGACTCTCGGCTCCAGCGAACACTCAGGCCATTCCGCAAAACGTACTGCCAGCCGCCGCCGAGCAGGATCAGAACAACCGTCCACGGTGACGGGACTACGAGCCAAACGGCCACGAAATAAATGAGCAAAGCGGTCCTAGCGGGCCGCTTTTTCTTTTCCAGCATCCGCCAAGGATAGCACCCCCATGACAATGCGCCTAGTCGGCACCCCAAGGGTTGAATCGCCCTATGGGAAAGGCTCGACAATCTGGTTTTACGATCCGGGCACTCTGACCCCGAAGGACGTGTATTCGGACGATGGGAAAACCACGCCGATAGACCAAACAAACGGAATTGCGGCAGATCAGGCCGGTATCTGGCCGGAAATCGTACTAGACGGCTCGCTCTATAGGGTCATCGTCAAGGACGCGAACGGCGTAACCAAGCAGGACGTGGATAACTTCGACCCAGGCTTGGCGGCTGGCTTTGGCGTTACCTCGACCGTAGGCATTGGGCAGGGCGGCACTGGAGCAACCAACGCGGCGGCAGCGAGAGCTAATCTGGGGGCCGCGTCGTCGGATGCTCTTACGCAGACGCAGAACACCGTCACTCTCCACGACACGCTTATCAACACCGGCCTTCATTCGGATGGAGATCGGTTTGGGCTGCTTGCGAAAGAAGACATTGTTACGCGCGCCTTGATGGCGGCAGGGACGGGATCGTTCCGTCTCCAGCGGGTTACGACAAACACTGTGTCGGATTCATCCGTAAACACGACTACGCCAGCCTTTGACAACTCCACACCACAAGTAGGCGAGGGCGAGCAGTTTATGTCGCTCGCAATTACGCCGCTTCTCGCCACGTCAAAGATCATCGTCAAGGCAATCATTACATTCACGCGAAGCACTACGCCGATGGATGTCGTGGTGGCGATGTTCAGGAACGGCGCTGCAAATGCAGTCGCTGCTGACGGTGGTTCCAGCCAGAGCGCGCAAGATCAGATAATCCTCGACTACGAAGAATCGCCCGGAAGCACGTCCACGCTCACGTTTACGCTTCGCGCTGGCGTCAATACCGGCACCATGACGATCCCCGGCACGAACAATCTGGGGGGCCTTCGCAAGTGCCTGCTTGTAGCGGAAGAATGGGTGGACGTCTGATGCATCTCTTCCGAGACTCCGAAAACAGTTTCACGATCACCATCGTTGATTCCACCAATACAGCGGTTGACGTATCTGATTACGAAATCCGATTCGAGTTTAGTCAGGACGGCACGACCGTTTCGCTTACCGATGGCGATGGGATCGGGTTTCAGGATGACGGCTCGGACGGCATCATTGAAGTCACCGTAAGCAAGTCACGAACCAATCAATTCTGCACCGGCTTTGGTCGCCTGCGTTGTTTCAACGACGCAGGAACGGACCCGATTTTGTTTGCCGAGGGCTCGTTCACTGTTGAGGGGCAATCCTACGATGCCTGAGATGCTTTATCTGCAAGTCGCGGCTGGTCTTCGTGGTAATGCGGCGACGGTTGCTGCCGGCACAACGACGACACTTGCCGAAGGACAGAGCGCGACCGTTACCAACGCGGGTGATGAAAACGACGCGAGTTTCAATTTCAGTATTCCGCGCGGCGCTATTCCGGCTGTAGGCTGGAATTTTGATACTTCGACCACGGATGCAGACCCCGGCGATGGTGACGTAAGATTTAATAACGCCACACCCGCGTCTGTCACGGCGATTTACTTCGACAACGTAGATCGTGACGGCACCACGCAAACCACTTGGCTTGATACGTGGGACGATTCGACGGCGACAATCAGGGGAACGCTTGTAATCGTTCCTGCCGCCACACCTTCTGCGAAGCTCGTTTACAACGTCACGGGTTCTATTGTTGACGGCACGGGTTATCGCAAGGTCACCGTTTCGCATATTGCAGGAACCACGCTTCCTTCCTCCGGCGCACATCTTGGCGTAGCGTTTTCCCGAACGGGTAATAATGGCACGAACGGCACCAACGGCGAAATGACCGGGCCGGGCGTATCTGTTGACGGTGAGATTGCGCTTTATAACGGAACTGGCGGCGCAACTCTCAAGCGGGCGTCCACGACCGGCGTATTGAAAGCAACGTCAGGCGTTCTTGCCGCCGCCGTTGCGGGCACCGATTACCTTGCGCCAGCTGCAATCGGCGTAACAGTGCAGGGTTATGATGCAGACACGGCGGCCATTGCTGCACTTACGTCTGCCGCAGACAAGCTGCCCTATGCGACCGGCGCTCAGACTTGGGCGCTTACTGATTTCACGTCCTACGCCCGTACGATTCTTGACGACGCCAACGCCGCTGCCGCTCTCGCAACTCTTACTGCGCGCGGACAGGGCAGGGAAACAATTTTCATTCCCGCGTCAGCGATGATCTCGCGCTCGACGAACGGCGCTGCTGCCGGTACTGCGGAAATGTCCACGAACAAGAATATGTTCAAGACATTGAACTTCGATACTACCACGCAGGAATTCGCACAGTTCGAGGTTTGGTTTCCGAAATCCTGGAACCTCGGAACGGTTACGTTTCAGCCGATCTGGTCTCACGATTCGACAGCCACCAACTTCGGCGTTGTTTGGGCATTGCAGGGTGTAGCTCGCTCTGACGACGACGCGGGCGACGTAGCATTCGGTACAGAACAGACCTCCACGGATACGGGCGGCACCACGAACGATATTTATCTAGGCCCCGCGTCTTCTGCAATCACGATTGGGGGCACTCCTGCTGCTGGCGACTCTGTGCAATTCCAAATCAAGCGGAACGTCTCGGACGGATCCGACAACTTGGGCATTGATGCTCGCTTGCATGGCATTCGCCTATTTTTCACCACCAGCGCAGCGACGGACGCTTAATCATGGCTGAATACGCACTACTGATTAACGGCGAGAAGCAAGAGTTTCGCAATTACGCCGAGCGCCCAG